GGTTAGCGGGGGAAAGGTGGAGACCGAAAGTGCGATATCCTAGAACTTCACCTTTGAGGGTTTTGGCATTGCCTTGATTTAATAGCTTCATAACGAAAGGATTTTGTCAGGTTTAGGTTCGGGTGCAAGTATATTTTAAATGTTTTTTTATTATTATTTAATGCTTGACAGAGAGCGGAATCCCCGTAACTTGTTGATTGATAACGAGTTAGGCGGCTGCGCCCGCCCCCGCTCGCTAACTCATTGATATTCAATGACTTAGAGTGTTTATTTTTTTATTATTGACAAAAGAAAAACCCCGCCCCCCATGCAGAGGGGACGAGGCTTGCTATGTCTACCCAAAAATTTATGCAGGGAGAACTAGGGCTGATTCTCTATCCTCATTTGATATAACCGCAGGGGTAAAATCGGCTGACTTGTCAAAAACAGATTGCATACGCATGGTGCGATTTGATATATCATGCGATCCAATACCCTTCAAAGATTCTGTCACGGCATTATAAAGAGTCCAAAGAGACCCCCCTTTAAACTCCTCATGACGAGGATTGTGGAATTCCTGAAGAGCATCTACAGCTCTTTTATTCCCGAAAACCTTGTCATTGAAAAGGTCTAAAACAAGTTTGGAAGCATCTTTAACTTCCGTGTTTTTATACTTGTTTATCCGATTTTCCATGGCGGTCCAATGAGAAGTCACTTGAGAAATGGCGGAGGTGATCCGATTGTAAAGATCATTCATAATGTAAGTAGTATGCTTGCGGGCTAGGGTGACATCGCTAGAAAAGCAGAGGTTATCACAAACCAACATTTGATTACCGACTGCAATTCCTGCAGCTAGGGACTTGTCGTGAGAATTACGAAGGCCAAGGACAAGCTGGCGATCTTGAGAGTGACACTCTCGCTTTGGATCTCCGTTCTCATCCAAAAAACTCTCCCCCCTAAGAGCGAACCCTCCGAAGTAGCGTTGTGAACCATGGGAAAGGCCGTGCTCTTCATTGATGATTTCAAGGCCAGAATCACCTATGGCTTTTCTGGTCATATCAACCAACTCGTGGTGAGCGATTGGAGTGTGGGTTTGGGTTGGCTTTGGAGTCTCGACTTTAGAAAGGACTTCAGAGCTGACTTTGTTTTTTGCGTAGATAAGCATAATTTTAGTTTGGTTAAACCGAGAGATTGTCTCTCGACAGGGGGATTATGACAGAAAATAATTTAGAAACAAGACCTTTTTTATACTTTTTTAATCTTTTTTTTCGGGCTAAGAATGCCAAATATTCTTGCAAATAAACTTGATTAAGGTTGCTTAGGTTAGAGACAAATATGCCAAATATATATTGACATGGCGCTTGCAATCTGATGATTTTTAATTTAAGCGCAAAAAGAAGCCTAACTCACTGATACACAACGAGTTAGGCGGTTGAGTGGGGCGCGGCCCGTAACTCCTTGATACACAGGGAGTTAGATGTCCATGTGCTCTGCGATTTTTTTATTGCCACGCCAAGCATGCCAGCCCTCCACGGATATGCCAGAGCAGTAGTCGGCCTTAGCGTCCCCCTCGGAGAGATTTAGCCAAGCGATCTGTGAGGCTTTTTCGGAAGCGGCCTTGGGAGAGCGCGACATGGCGACTCCTGTGTAAACCCCTGTGCTGGCGACTATGTAGTAGCTGAATTTGTACATGAGGGGAGAGTAACGGAAGAATTTATTTTTGGCAATATATTTCTACAAAAAAAAAGCTCCCTTTCGGGAGCCTTGAAAAGCGATTAATTAGATCACTTAGTGTTTTCTGGAGTGGGGTCAGGCGTGGAGGCTTCCGCGATACGGGCGAGACGCTCGTCCTCCGCTTGCCACTCGCGATAATCCTCCTCAGAGAGTTGCTCGCGTACCTTGCGGTATCCGTCATATTGTGCTTGCAGGGCTTCCCAGTCGGTGGTGGTATGTATATTAAACATGGCCGAAGGGTACAAAAACTGTAGGGTATGGCAAGCTTTTTTATTTATTTTTTTAAAGCTATAAGTGACTGATTAGTAGTGAGTTAGCGGTCGGGGTCGGGGCTTCGCTCCTAACTCGTTGCTGATAAGTGAGTTATAAGCCATTCTCAAAGAGAAAATTAAATTTATTTAGCAATCCTGTTGCATAAGCAGTGAAAAGAAGTAATGCAAGCAAAAGGGCTAAAATTATTTGTTTTTTATTCATGCTAATTCTGTTTTAAAAGAGAACCCGCCCCCCACCACAGGGGACGGGCTATACACACAACACACCATTAAAAAAGAGTTTTCACCATTTGAATCGCGGTAGCGAAGCGGCCTTTCACTTTGGTGATACCTGCAACGTGGAGAGTGCGGAACTTGCGCTCCCCTGCGTCATCAAGGTCGCGGGTGGCAGCGATAACATAACGCTTGCCATTGGATTCTGCGAACCCGTCCAGCTGGATTTCTTCCACGAGGAAGCTTCTGATACCGTCAGACTTGACGGTGCTTTGCCCTGCATTGGCGTAGGTGACTACGCGCTTGTTAAGCTTAGATGCAAGGGCGGTGGGGGCTAGTGTATATAGGTTTTTCATCAGGGGTATTTTAAAGGTTTTGAGAGATCTTGTCGAGGATATTTCGGCGGTTTTCTGCTTTTATTTTTTGATCTTGCTCCCACTCCCGAAGCTCAAGGTTTCCAGCGATTACCATGAGCAGAGTGAGGCCAGAGAGGCAGAGAAAGGTTTTCATATTACTTAGAGGATTTGATGAGGAGTTTGGCGATCTTGTTGCTAACAGAAAGCATCCTGCGAGTTGGATTAACTGGCATTCCCTTGAATTCTGAATCAAAACGGTAGGAGAGAAGCTTGCGAGCTTGGGACTTGAGTTCCTTCTGGTATTCTTGTTGCTGTGTCATGTGAGAAGTATAGTTGAATTTTGGGTTGGGTGCAAGCACTTTTTAATCTTTTTTTAATTTAAATTCGTAGCATATTTCTGCGAGGGCTATGCCAGACCCACGACCCTTCCTTATTTAACGTCTTGCGGATCGCTTAACCGTGTTTATACTCACTTGACGAATCTTAGTCGCACCCATACTGAGCGAAACTTCCGAAAGCAAACTCCATATCTGCGTCTATCTTATCACGAGGGATAATCATTTTCTTGCCATAGTCTGGGTTAGGAACTTTCTTACCATCAACCCTCATCTCTCTCCAAGGGTTAAGTTTAAAGTAGTTCTCTCCGTCAAACTCTAATTGCATAGAGCCAGTGGCCCAATCGTGGATTCTCTTTTCTTTTGCTTGTGGTGTTTCTTTAGTCATCTTATTTTTTGTTTACTTGCCGTAGATCCAGCGAAGCTCACTGCTCCACTCCTTAACCATCTTTGCTTCGTGTCCGTTGGGATTTTTACAAGCGGCACCGATCCATTTCCTGATCATGCGCTTGAGCTTTCGCTCCCTAAGCCATTCACCTAAGTGAATACCAATGGCGAAAGGGTAAGTGAGAATTAGAATGGCTTTGCCCTTGGTGTCTTGGTCTTTGAAGTTATGTAAGTTCATAGTGTTAGTGTAAAGATTTATTTTTTGTAGTAGTTCGGGACTACCTCATTCCAGTTGGTGGGATTAGCCTTCCGCTCTTCTTCACGCTTAACGGTTTCCTTGTAAAGATTTTTGCTAGCTTCTCTAACTCTCTCTTCGTAGGTGCGGCCTGTGTTGTTTGCTGTCATGTGGGTATTATAGATTAAAAATTGATTTAAAAAAAGCTTTTTCTTCTATTATTATGCATTTATTTCAGGGTGTTCTATAACCTCATCATCGTAGATAATCCCGTTCAGGTATGGGTCTGTCTGTATACCGCCAGTATATTCTTTACCCTCATAAGTGAAAGCTACTAAGTGAGTAGCCCAGCAACCATCTTGCTCAACTACTTCTCCAAACTCTATTGAGTCCTTAACTTCGCCATAGGTGATCTCTTTCATGGGGGAATTATATACTTAGATAAGATTTTTTAAAAGCTTTTTCTGTATAAAAATGCATTTTTTTAGCTGCAGAGGGGGAGGGTTTTTTCAGAATTTTGAACTTTTAAGTTGACTGGATTTCGGCGGGGGGGTGGTGTATTCTATAAACAAGTGGCCAATAGGGAGTTTATGCGTGTAACAAATAACACAAATGACGTTTGGAAATAAAAACTCATTATTGTTGGGTCATATAGAATTGACAGAGAAACAAAGTAAATTTCATAAGATAATGCGTAACCCTGAAACAAGGGTTGTATTTATTAGTGGGCCAGCGGGGACTGCGAAGACATTTTTGTCAGTATATACGGCGTTATATAAATACAATGAGGACAATCTGCTTAATATATTATATTTGAGGAGTTTAGCTGAGAGTGCGGATAAGGGGATGGGTTTTCTGAAGGGGAGTATGGATGAGAAGTTCAATCCGTATTTGGGTCCGTTAGAAGATAAATTGGATGAATTATTAAATGGTCCAGAAAAAAAACAAATACAAGACAGGAAAGTGTTAGAAGCGGCCCCGATTAACTTTTTGAGGGGTGCTACATGGAAAAACAAGGTAGTTATAGTAGATGAGGCACAAAATATGACAACAAGAGAACTTACAACTATCATAACCCGCATTTCAAGTAACACTACGTTATTTTTATGCGGAGATACGATGCAAAGTGATATTAGGTCTTCTGGTTTTAATAAATTCTGTAGAGTGTTTGATGATGACGAAAGCAAATCGTTTGGGATACATCATTTAGAATTTAGTAAAGAAGACGTTATGAGAGATAAAATCATAAGTTATTTAGTAGATAAAATTGAAAAAAGTGAAATAAAACAATAAAATTAGCCATGAATAAGATTTTCTGTGTATCTTGTGGTTTTAAGATCTTATATGAGGTCACCAAACCTAAATTTTGCCCTAGCTGTGGGAATAGCTTAGGTTCCGTTTCTTCTGCGGCCAAAAAAGAAGAAGGAGAAGAGGTTTCTGATCTTGATATTGATTTGAATAAGTTAAAAAGAGATATTATTGTCGAGAACGATAAGCGAAAAACAAAAATTGAGGATATTTGGGGTTCTGTTACTTCGTCTGAAGCTAATAGCCCTCAAGATGGTTTTTCTCGACCTGAATCAAAAGATCCTAGTGGTAAAGAGCTACTAGATAAGACTATTAGGGATTGTTCATCATCTCGTATGAAAGATATAGATGGAGAATGATTTTGAAAGTCAGAGACTAGATTTAGAAGACCTTTTAAAGAAGTATAGACCTAAGTGGCAATTAAGTGCCATAGCTTGGATGGATTATGATGATGTGTGTCAGATAATCCGATTACATATTTTTAAAAAGTGGCATCTTTGGGATCAGAATCGCCCATTTAAGCCTTGGGCTTCTATGATTATATCTAATCAGATTAAAAACCTGATTCGGAATAATTACTCTAGTTTTGCTAAGCCTTGTTTAAGGTGTCCTCATAATATGGGTTCAGATAGTTGTGCTTTAACAAGAAGCAAGGAGCAAGATATAAGTTGTCCTGATTTCAATAAATGGAAGAATAAAAAAGAAAAAGCTTATAATATCAAGCTACCATTAGCTTTAGAAGAGGGATCATTTACAGGGACGACTTCATTGAAGGATCATCTTGATTATCAAGATTCGTCTGAACGACTTCATGAATTAGTTATGGGAGAATTGAATGAGAAACATAAAAAGATCTATTATCTTCTTTATGTAAAGAATGAGGATGAGAATAAAGTGGCAGAACAATTTGGGTTTAAAGCAGACTCCGTGAAGAGAAAAAAACCTAGATACAAACAAATAGCGAATTTAAAAAAGAAATTTTATCAAATTGCGGTTAGAATTATGAAGGATAACGATATTTTATGAATGATATAGAGTTAACAGACAAACAAAAACAAAAAATCGAGGCTGAGTTTGAAAAAAACCCCGATTTAAAACATATTACGCAAGTTGTATTTGGTAATAACTCATTAGATGGTCGTTCTAAGGAGGGAAGGTGTGTGAGGGCGTTTTTAATCACGAAAAGTTTAGATTTCACTACAACTCTTGCGCCGAAGGCAGAAGAAGTTGATCTAACAAGCGAACAAAAGCAATTTTTGATGGGGAATAATGTTGAAAGAGGGATGAACGCTCTTGAGGTCGCTCGTTTAACGTTTAAGGATAGGGAAATTCAACCCTTAAGCCAACAACATAGGACAGTAATGGAATATTTACGTCGATACAGGCCAGAAATTGTTGATGACAACGAAATGTTAACTACAGACAAGTGGTTGTCGCCAAAATCTCTATCTAAATCAATCAAAAAGGTAAATGAGTGGGCTGGACAGAACTTTGACGAAGTAACGATTCAGACCAAACAGAAAAAAATGTGCGAAAAGCTACTTTTCTACCTTAAAAGTCCTAGATTCGTTCATTTTATAAATCAATACTCAACAATAGCAGATAGAGACTTATTTGAAAGTGAATTTGTCAGAACAGTTTGGGATAAGCCAGATTTGACTAACGATGAGTTAAATTTGTATATTACTGTTTGCACGAACTATGTAAGACAGAAACATATTCAACAAAGAATCGATAAGTTGAACACGATGCTCAACGATACCGATAATGAGCGAGATTTAACATTACGTCTTACTGAGCTTATAAAGGCCACTAGCGAGGAGTTGAATCAATGTGAGAAAAGAATAGAATCTTTGACAAAAGACCTTAACGGAAGCCGTCAGGCGCGTTTAAAGGCAAGAGGAGAGCAAAACGGTAGTATTGCGGCGTTAGTTGAAGCTTTTCAGGAAAAAGAGGAGCGAGAGCGCATGATTTTGATGGCTGAGATGCAAAACAAGCTAATTGAAGACGAAGCGGATCGGCTTGAGTCTATGGACGAATACAAGGCTCGTATATTAGGAATATCCAAGAAGGAGATTTTATGAGTAAATTTGAATGTCTAGAATGTGGTAAAGAGTTTGACAGCAAAAGAAGTTTTCATGCTCATCTAAAAGCTCATGCCCTAACTATAGGAGATTACTACGTAAAAAATTATGACAAGAGAGATTTATATACAAATGAAAAACTTGCTTTCAGATCTTACGATCAATATATGCGTGACAATTTTAATAATCATTCTAATTTTATATCGTGGGTGGGATCTGCTCCAGCGGAGATTGTTAAAGACTATATTAAACAAAGAACTATAGAGAAGTTCAAACTAAAAGAAATTAAGGTATCACCCCCGAATCTATTTTATGATTTGTCAGAAATGGCAAACATATTCTATTATAAAAAGTTTTGGGGATCGTATTCAAATTTTTTAAAAGAATTAGAGGTAGAACATTATTTTAATAAGAACTTGCCGCCAAAGTTTTGGGATGAGCCTCATCAAGATATCCCAATGTTCACGGACACTAGGGAGAAAGCGCCATTAACATTTAAGGACTCTTTAACCAATAAATTGGACTTTGGAGACTATACTGCCAGAGGAGACTTATATACCAAGACGTTTGTGGACAGGAAGGCTCAAGATGATTTCAGACAGACGTTTGGGAAAGATATAGATCGTTTTAGAAGAGAAATGGATCGGTGTGTTGAATTTAACTCATACATGTTCGTTGTTGCTGAAACCTCAATAGATAAATTAGAAGAACACAATAAAACCTCAAAGTTTAAATCAAACTTAAGTTACTTGTGGCATAACGTAAGAAATCTAATTATAGATTATCCGAAAAACCTTCAGATAGTTTTCGCCCACAACCGAGCTGGAGCTAAAAAACTCATTCCATTGATATTATATCATGGAACGGATTTGTGGAGAGTAGATTTACAATATTTCATAGATAAAAGAATAAATGGCTTGGAACAAAGGAAAACAGGGATTTCGGCTTGATCACTCCTCTCAGGAACTCAATGATTCGTTAAAGGAGATAGATGGCGCAATCAAAGAGGAGGAAGCTAAATATCTACTATATAAATTTTTAAGGAATAATATAGCTTTTACTTCTGAGTTATTTTTAGGGGTGAAGTTATTCCCATTCCAAGCGATGGCTATCAAGGGCATGATGGTATCGGATTACTCCATGTTCGTATTCTCGCGAGGCATGTCTAAAACGTTCTCTACGGCGGTCTACGTATTGATGGAGTGCCTACTTAATCCCAATGCAAACATTGGTGTTATCGCGGGTAGCTTTAGGCAATCAAAACAAATTTTCCAAAAAATGGAAGATATTGTTAGCAAACCTGAAGCTAGTCTAATCAAGGAGTGTGGATTCAAAATTCAGAAGGGAACCGATCAATGGACAATGACTTTAGGTAAATCTAGGGCGATAGCCCTGCCTCTAGCTAATGGAGAAAGGCTTCGTGGATTTCGTTTTAATCGGATTGTATTGGATGAGTTCTTAACTATCCCAGAAAAGATTTTTAACGAAGTTATTATACCATTTCTTGGTGTGGTAGAAAATCCTATCGAGAGGGAAGAACTATACAATCTAGAATCCAGAGTAATCGACAAAGGCGAGATGAAAGAACAGGATAGATACGTATGGCCTAACAACAAGCTTATCATCTTATCATCTCCATCTTTTAAATTTGAGTATATGTATAAATTATACAAAAAATATGAAGATCTTATATTTGGGCAAGGTGAGGAGCAAGATCAAGAAGAAGAGGGTTTTAAAGACGATGCTTACAGACTGATTATGCAGTTGAGTTATGATTGTGCTCCAACGAGATTATATGATCAAAACCTACTTAAGCAAGCTAAAGCTACAATGTCAGAGATGCAGTTTAAAAGGGAGTTCGGCGCACAATTTATTGATGAGAGTGACGGTTATTTCAGATTGTCAAAAATGGCTGCTTGTACAATAGCTGATGGAGAATTTCCTGCTGTAGAGGTTGTTGGTAACCCTAGCGATGAATATATACTCGCTTTTGACCCCAACTGGGCTGGGAATACGAGTGCTGACCATTTTGCCATGCATGTCTTCAAAATTGATAGAGACGCTCAGAAGATCTGCTTAGTTCATAGTTATGCAATTGCAGGTGTTTCTCTCAAGCAACATATGGAATATTTTTTATACCTTATACAGTATTTTAATATTGTTGGTATATGCGGAGACTACAATGGGGGAGTGCAATTTATCAATTCATGTAATGAGAGTGCTTTGTTTAAAGAGGCGAAAATAAAAATTGGGGTTATCGAGGTCGATCTAGAAAAACCTGAGAATTGGAACTCAGATATTTTAAGCTTTAAAAATCAATATAATTTAAGGGAACGCAATTATTGTATATTAAGGAAGCCAACGTCTAATTGGATTCGGAATGCTAACGAGATGTTACAAGCTGCTATAGACCATAAAAGAATACTATTTGCTTCTAGGGCTATAGATTCTCATTTTGATTCACAAAGGAAAAAGAATATACCTATAGATAAGATTAAATGGGATATCAAAACACCAAAGGCATCCAAAGGGGCCATGATGATTGATCTGATTGATCATCAAAAGTATGTAGTAGAACTTACAAAGTCTGAATGCGCTAACATTGAGGTCATAGGGAACCCGCAAGGATCACAGGCGTTTAACTTGCCTCAAAATTTAAGAAGACAAAAAGGCCCGAATAGAGCTAGAAAAGACTCTTATTCTTCTTTAGTTTTAGGAAATTGGTTTGCAAAAGTATTTTTTGATTCAGAAAATGCTTCAGTAGAACAAAAACCTGAGTCCACTTTTATTCCATTTGCAATTTAAAGTGTAATAAAAAATATGCCTTTAGATCCTAATATTACAGGTGCATGGGATGTTGGAGCCAACAGAAATTTAGGAATCCCATTTAATTATGTGTGGGATAGATCTAAATCTTATTGGAAGCCAATGGATTTAGGAGATTTGGGGTCTTATTCTGATAAGGTCAACGCAGGTGCTAATGACAGAGTCTTAAAGTTTGGATCAAACCCAAATATACCAAATGATGTCAGTCTTTCCTCTCCAGAAACAGTTTGGGACGGCTCTACAGAATATGTGTTTCCTCCTGACGTTGGAACAGGTATTCAGGTTAAATCTGCTAATGGTGGAGATAGTCAAGAAATTATCATTCAAGGATTAGATGAGAGTTTTAATTCTGCAAGTTGGACTGGCGACTTAAATGGGGCATCTGAAGTGAATGTGGATGGAACTTGGTCTAGGGTCTTTAGGGCTTTCAATAATGATAATACTGATTTTGCGGGAGATATCAATATTCATGCAAGCGGAGATGATAGCACTTCTTATGCGAAAATACTTAGTGGAAATAACCAAACTTTAATGGCAGTTTATACTGTCCCAGAAAGCGCAACAGGTTATTTAATTCAATATGAAGCTTCTGCTCAAAATACTGCCAGTTCATCAAGCATAGGTTACACTTTACATTTAAAAACAAGAGAATACGGCAAAGTTTTTAGGGTGCAAGAAGTTACTTCTGTCACTACAGAAAATTCTCATGCACAAGAATTACAGGTTCCTATTACTCTTGAGCCAAAAACAGATGTTTTAGTAAATGTTATCAATGCTAATGGTAATAATGGTTCTGTAAACGCTGATTTTAGTATAGCTTTACATTCAAGTTGAAAAGTTTCAAAGTAACTTTTATAACTTTAGTGTAAACTTTCATATGCCTCGTAAATATACCAAGAGATCAGAGTATTGGGAAAAGTTCAATAAGAAAAAAATTCCACTTGAAAACCTACTCCAGCCTCAAGAGGAGGGTTTTCAGCCAGAACTAATTGGAGAACCTGTTTTCAGCTCAGAGTCGTCTCGCTTAGACTCTCCTACAGCTAGAACGAAAGCTCGTACCAATGCGGTTGCCACTTCAGGCTTTAGCAATAAATTTGAGAATATCAAGAGTGGCATATTGCCATTTAACTACGAAAAAGATTCTGCAGATGCAAAAGAGGCTGTAGAGCTTTGTCAAAAAGCTTATTTTAATATTTCTTCATTTAAAGGAACGATTGACCTTTTATCAGAGTTTGCTGATTCAGAGTTGTATTTAGAAGGAGGCACTGAAAAATCAAAAAAATTTATTGATGCTTGGTTCAAAAGAATCAAGATGCATGATTTAAAACAACAATACTTCCGAGAATATTACCGTTCAGGAAATGTTTTTTTGTATCGGGTAGATGGAAAAATTCCACTTAAGAATTCTCAAAAAATGCTAGAAGCTTATGGAGCTAGCTCAAGAAAAGAGATACCAATTAGATATTTGCTAATTAATCCTACAGACATTGCAACCAAGGGTTCTGTTTCATTTAGCGGTTATGAATATTTTAAAGTATTATCCCCATTTGAAATTTCTCGATTACAGAAACCTGAGACAGATCATGAGTTAGAGATGTTCAAATCTTTGCCAGAGGACGTTCAACAAGCTCTTAAATCAGGAAAGAACGCTTATGCAATGACTAGAGTTCAAATTAAACTTGACCCACAACTCTTGCATGTTGTGTTTGCTAAAAAACAAGATTATGAGCCATTAGCTATTCCTCTCGGTTATTCTGTTCTTGATGACCTCAACAGAAAGATTGAATTGAAAAATATTGATCAAGCGATAAGTCGCTCTATTGAAAACGTTGTCTTGCTTGTTACCATGGGTAATGAACCAGATAAAGGGGGGGTTAATCACCGCAACCTAGCTGCGATGCAGCAGATCTTCAAGAATCAAAGCGTTGGTCGGGTTCTTGTTTCTGACTATACAACAAAAGCAGATTTTATCATTCCAGATATTCGGAAGGTCGTAGGCCCAGAAAAATACGAAGTCTTAAACAGAGATATTGAGCAGGGTTTACAGAATATTCTTATAGGAGAATCCAAATATTCAGATACTCAAATCAAAATGAAGGTTTTCTTCCAGAGATTAGAAGAGTCTCGTAGAGCCTTCCTAAATGACTTTATTAATCCTGAGATCAGAAGAATATGCAAGGCTGCTGGTCTTCGTTCTTGGCCCGAAGCTAAATTTGCTCATACAGACACTATGGACGACAATAATTTGTCAAAGCTTGCTACAAGACTTATGGAGCTAGGAGTCCTCACTCCAGAACAGGGGATGAAGGTGGTTCACACTGGAGTTTTCCCTCAAGCTGCTGAGATGCAGGAGGCTCAAGATAAATTTAAAGAAGAGCGTGAAAAAGGACATTACATGCCTCTTGTTAATACTATTAATTTATATAACGAAGAACAAGAAGATGATTCTGAACCTAGCCAGCCTAAAGCTATTTCTCCATCTGGTGGGAGACCGATTGGAGTATCTAACTCCTCTTATTCAAAGAAAAATATCGTAGAAGCAACTAAAAAAATTAATGAGCTTGAAATATTGGCATTTAGAGAATTCGCTTCAAAGTTTGGACTTAAAAGAATGTCAAAGCAAAAGAAAGAAATGGTAACCCAAGTATGTGAATCTATTGTTATTGCTAAAGATAGTGCTGATTGGGAATCCACTTTATCTGAAATAGTTCAAGATTTAGACAAATTATCTTCTCTCGCGGTAAATCAAAAGGTTTTAGAATTAGGCTGTCAACATCAATTAGATGACTTAGCTTCAGCAATTTTATATCATTCAACTCAAATTTCTGTGTAAGACTTAATATGTTATTGGATGATTTTAACATTTGCTTATTTAAAGGAAGAGTAAGAGAGATTAAAAACGAAGAGTTTGAATCATTTGGGCTTTCCCAAGGTTCCCTTCAAGAAGCTGCAGAATCTTTACTGCCAGAAGATTTTAATCCAGAAGAAAATATAGATGTTTTACCTGTTGTATTTAACTTGGCGAAGGTAAACGAGTTTAATAAAAATGGAGACGGTATTGACGCCAAAACCGCCATTGCTGCTGTTAAACGTTTTATTAACAAGCCAATTAATATTGAACACAAAAAAGACAAAATTGTTGGACATATGATTAATGCTTCATTCTCTGATAAGGAGTTTGACTTCAAGGATAATGATATTGAATCCTATGCAGATAAAAAAGAACCGTTTTATATTAATGCAGCTGGATTGATATATAAATCAGTCTTCCCAGAATTAGCTGAAGCGATTGTAGAGGCTTCAGAAGAGGAAGATGCATCTTATCAAAGTATTTCTACTAGCTGGGAATTAGCATTTAAAGAATTTGAAGTAGCTGTTGGTTCTAAGTATCTAAATGAATCTAGTATAGCAGAAGGGGCTGAAAAAGAAGACTTGAAGCAATATATTAGAGGGTTAGGAGGCAAGGGAGTCGATCAAAATGGCAACCCTGTCAATCGATTAATTGTAGGTCAAACTTATCCTTTGGGAGCTGCATTAACTAAAAATCCTGCAGCAGCAGTGACAGGAGTTTATACAACACAAGAAGACCCAATAAACAAAAAAGTAGAAAAAATTTCCCGAAATAGTAATATTAATGTAAAGTCAAACAAATTAAAAAGTATTTTTAATATGGATAACGAACAATTTGATCAATTAATCTGTCAGTTGACCAAGAGTGTTGCTTCTGCTGTGAAGGAAGGCTCTGAGGCTAAAACTGTTAGCGAAAGTATCCGAGATACTCTCGTAGAACACAACGAGTCTTGGACTTCCAAGATGCAAGTTGAACAGGAAGCTAAGGCTAAGGCTGAAGCTGAGCTTAGTGAGTTGCAAGACTCTTTTAAGCAAACAAAAGAAGAACTAGATGCTCTTAAGGGCGAGGTTGAAGCAAAAGCTGCTGTTGACCTTTTCAATGACCGCATGAATTTTATTGATAGCGATTATGACCTTAACGAGAAAGAACTCGCTTTGGTTACAGCTGAAGTTAAGGATCTAGGTTCTTCCGAAGAAGATTTTAATTCCTATAAGGATAAGCTTGAAGTTATTTTTGCTCATAAGCTCAAGAAAAATATTGAGGCTAAAGAAGCAGAGATTAAAGCTCGTATCGACGAAGCTGTCGCTAGCCGCGAAGAGGGTGATGAACCCGAAGAAGAGGCAGCTGACGAAGAAGAGTCGGAAGAAGAGCTTGAAGTCGAGGGAGATGAAGCAGAAGCTTCTATTCCGAATAATAACGCTGAAGCAAGCGAACAGATTTCTTTTGTCGAGAGACTCAAGAAGAACTTCTCAGTAGAAGTTGCAAACTAAAAAAATTAAATATTATATATTATGGCTAACGAAATTACACGTTTAATGCCGTTTCGTCAATACGACGAGAATGATGTTATTAACTTCTATTCTCTCGATGCTGAAACAGGTGAAGCGGGTTCTGTTGTTAAGGTAAGCGCTGCTAACCTTAGTGATGAGCCTGTCAAGTATGTTGGGCGAGGCGATGCAGACTCGTATCAATCTACTCTAGGTAAGGGTCTTTCCCTCTATCCAGAAGTTCCTTATAAGGTCACTAAAATGGCCGCTACTGGTGCTGGAGAAAAAGCTCTTGGGATTCTTTTGCGCGATGTCCGTGCGAAGGACGAAAACGGAGAAAACCTTCTATACTACCCAGAAAAGAAGGAAGAACTTCAGTGTGTTGTATCTGGTGAAGCGGTTCCTATCGCGACTAAAGGTATTTTCACTATCAACGTCAATGGTCTTACCAATGGTGTTGCTCCTTCTGTTAACGATTTTGCTTTACCATCTCTGAATGGAACTATCACTGGTATTACTAGTGCTACTCCTGCAAAACATGCTGAGCATAGGAATCACCATATCGGAACCTTTATTGGCACTGGTCTCAGAGAGTCTCAAGGTGGGACTACTGATGCTTTCGCAGGTGCTTATGCAATCCTTAAACTTAACTGCTAATAACTTACGAAAATGAAAATCACAATTAAAAGAACTGAAGATCAGTTGGCCTTAATTAAGGCAATGGGATCTAATAATCGTGAAGAGGCTTATGAGGCACAGGCAGCAGTTGCAGAATTGCTTGGACCTGTTGTATCTGAAGTGATTAACAATGCTCCTACCATTGGAAATCTGTATACTACAATTTCTTATGGAGAAGATGACAATCCTTCTCTTCCTTTGGACCTTTTCCACGATATCACTGATGAGGATTACATTGAAGTGTATTCTCAGCAGGTTGCTGGTGGGCTTCCATACAGTCAAGTCTTCCCTGCTCACAATGAGTTGAAGTTTAGCACTTACACTTTGGATAGTGCTCTTGCGTTTGATCGCAAGTATGTCCGTAAGGCTCGCCTCGATGTTGTCAGCAAGACTTTCACTCGGATGGCTCAAGAAGTCCTGCTCAAGCAGACAACTACAGCTTTCAACGTTCTAGCTACCGCTTTGGTAAAAGGAACTGGAACTGGAACAACCGCTGGTGGAAGCATCATTGGTTCTTCTGCTGCTGACCGTTTTGTCCTTGCAGACTTTAATAACCTGATTACCAAGAGTAAGCGTATCAATAGCTCCTTCAGTGGAGGAACTCCTGTTGGTGGCGTTAAGTCTGGTATTTCTGATCTCCTTGTTTCTCCAGAAATGGTCGAGGAGCTTCGGGCAATGGCTTATAACCCAATCAACACCGCTGAAGCCCCTTACGGATCTGCAGTTAAGGACAGTCTTCCTGCTCCTGACGCTCTTCGTCAAGAACTCTTCAGTGCTGCTGGTCTTCCTTCTTTCTACGGAATTAATGTTATGGAGATCAATGAAATGGGCATCGGACAACGCTTCAACAAGCTCTTTGGTGCTGTTGTAGCTTCCGAAGGCGCTACTGTTATCGGTGGTGGAGGATCTGGAACTTGGGTAACTGCTGATGATGAAATTCTCATCGGTATCGACCGTTCTAAGGATGCTCTTATCCGTCCTACCGTTGTTGGTGAGGGATCACCATCTGAATTCCAAGTCCTTGTTGACGATCAGTTTTCTGTTCGTCAGAACAAGATTGGATACTACGGTAAAGTTGAAGAGGGTCGCCTTTGCATCGACAATCGCGCTCTTATCGGCTTGGTGGTATAATCAACCTGATGTTACTTATAAAGAGAGTCGCTCCAAAAGGGGCGGCTCTTTTTTTTTTGATTTTTATCTAAATTTTAACTATTATGTATTATGAGTGAGAAAAAACCAGCAAAGAAGATGAATGCCTCAAAAGGAGTTGAAAAAAAACACTTAGAAGATTTTGATATCACTGATGGTAAGCATAGAAGCTCTAAAGAGGAGCAGATTGAACATGTAAAAGAATTAGAAGATTTATTGGGGATGCCGCAAATGAATCCTTATGGGACACTACATCGAGATATTTTTAGGCAACGCTTAGACTCTTGCAATGCTTCTGAACTAACTGATTTAGCTGCTAGGGTTGGCATTCCAAGAGAGAGAAATATGAATCTACTTAGAAAGTCTTTAATGAAATCTTTTGATTTTTATGTACAGAAACACAACGTTACCGTTCAGGGTTCTTCTAAACCAATTTTAGATCCAAGTTCCCCAGACTACGAATCTACTGTAAGGTTATTTAAAGAAGGTTTTTAATTGATGAATGATCTTGGAGTTTTAGCTACTGAAATTGTAACATATGATTTCCCTAATGATACAGGGTCATATAACGTTGGATTTGTTTCTGGGTGGCTAGAAACTAATGTCGGAGAGTTAAATGGACTTATCCATGAAGAGTTTTCGGTAGACTCGACTGGTGCTATATTAATGCATGGAACTGGATTAGCAGATGTAGAAAAAAACATTTTTTCCACATTGTATGAAATATGGTATTACCAAAAATCAGCAAGAGAATCTTTAAGATCATTTACTTATTCTGATTCTGTAGACTGGGTTACGATTAAAGAAGGTGATACTACGATTCAGAGACAGAATAAAAACTCTGTAGCAAAGACATATAAAGATTTAGGAGAGCAAGCTCAAGAAGCTCTCGACAGTCTTCTTTTCCAGTATAACTATCAAAAATCTTCTCCTGTCCAAGTTGCTGGAACAGATGGGACTTTTAATTTATCTGGTCAATTAGTCTAATATGTCTTCCCTCCTTACAGATGCTGAAAAAGCTGCTATTAATTCAGCTCTAAGTAATGTTCATGATACATTTTCTAGGAACATTTTCATTTACGTCAAGGAAACATCTACAGTTCCTGCGGAGCTTAACTTTAACCCTTTGTACGGAAGGAATAAAAATGTAGCGGAGATTTCCTCAGAGATTACCCTGACAAAGTATACTTTTCCTGCTCGCATCTATTATAAAAATGAGCAAAAAGAAGATATTCTTGATGGCAACGGACAAATGAATCTCGTAGGATCAGAAGGTCAAATTAGAATCAAAATAAGAAGTGATGCATATGAAAAACTTAAGATTTGTTCTAAGATAGAGGTTGATGATCAACTCTTCGTAGTTGATGGAGATGCTAAAATCATTGGACCATTTGATACTCAATTTTACTCTATATTTTTGAAACGTGAGAACTAATGGCCAAAAAGAATTTCATGAGGGTCTCAAGACCCGTGGTGACTATAAACGCCAAAGAACTACTAAGAGAACTTACGGTAGATAGCCCTAATAGTAAAGCAATGGCAACTGCTATTAGGCAGGTTATAGCCCCAAGAATAGAAGAACGACAAAAAGATCTTCAAAAAGAATTTAAAATTCATCCTATCACAGTTGAGTTAGATGCTGGACCGAGAGCTTCAAATACTAGTGGGACTTTGGGTGGATATGGTAATTTGTTTTCTTTTATTGGATTTTCTGGAGGAGATAGGCCAACCGAAATTATATCTGAGATTTTTAAACAAAAAATTAGATTTACAGTCAGGAGAAGAAATAATAAGGGTCAATATAATGTAACATTTTATCTTCCATCAACAGATGATATATATAATTTAACGCCTATTCCTTGGATGACAGGTAAAAGCTGGGCTAAAAGTGTGGAAGAAGGGGGAATTACTAATCTAGGACAATTCTTGTATAGCTCAACTGGATTCGGGCAGTCGTCTTCTGGAACAGGTATACAAGTCAAAAACAGATCTTCTGGTGTAAGGTTTAGTAGGACTCCGTATATTGGGAAGTTAATAGAAAATTTTAAAAAGAATTTATTAAGGTTAGATAGATGAAGGCGCAATTTGATCAGAATATTTTATCCAGTTTTTTCTTATGGTTTGAAAACCGATTACTTAGTGATTCAGCGAAAGCTTATAAGATAAATCTGGACAATGCTTTTATCTCAGGGTCTTTCTCTGATATCCCTTCTAGTCACATAGGTTTTCAGGGAAAATTCCGTTCTCTTGTTGGAGAGTATGCAGTAGATAACCCAAACTCAGGATTTTTCTTGGGAAGTGATTTTATCACAGGCAATTATGATGAAAATGGCGGAATTTTTACAGATTATGAAAATGGTAGATTAATATTCCCAAAAGCTTCTGGAGCAGAAATAGGTGATACTGCTCTAACAGCGAATTCTACAGTCAAAGAGGTAAATACATATATTACAAATGATACTGATGCCCAAATTATAATTCATTCCGATTTTAAAGATAGTGCTACAGAATTACCTTATCAGTATGGTAAAACAGCGGAGTTTGATGAAACCACTTACTTTCTGCCAGCATGTTTTATCTCTGTAGCCTCGTCGGATAATAAAGAATTTTCCTTTGGAGGAGAGGAGGACACTACCACTAGAATTAGAGTCATGGTCTTATCGTTTGATAATTATACTTTAGATTCCGTTTTGTCTTTGTTTAGAGACACGGTCAGGGAAGATTTGACACATGTTCCTTATGAAGATTTCCCATATGGGTTTTCTTTCTCTATTAAGGATTTTCCTTATAATTATAATAATTTGATTTCTGGCCAATCAGATCCTGTAAAATCTCATATACAGAATGTTTCTGTCTCAAAAATAGTTTCAGAAAGAATCCGTGAAAACTTAAATAAAAATATTTCAATTGGCTATATCGACTTTGAATTATGCACTTATCGTTTCCCTAGACTGTGAATTTGTGTAAGAAAGTGTAAACCTTTACATTTTTAACTTAAAATCTTATGGCTTCTAGAACTAGAATAATTTCACAAAGCAAAGCTGTTTATGTGTCCCCTACGGGTACACTAGGTGGACTTACCGCCCCCGTAATAGCAAACACTGGGTTTATGCCCCAACAGCTACACCGTGTAGATACTTTATCTTTTGACATTGATATCGCTGGAGGGCGACAGGACATCAGGGAATTTGGTCAACTAGCACGAATTGGAACAATCACCTTGGGTGACCTCAATCCATCTTTTTCTCTTGGTTACTATCTCGGCAATGGAGAAAACGAGGGTAATTTAGGATTCAATGGATTGGGTAAAAGCGCTGTAAATGGCGCTCTACAAGATCAGTTTATCTCTGGTATTATTGCAGAAGATCCCGCTAAAAGAGAGAAAAACCTTTTTGTTTTAACTGTTAAAGAGGGGGAAGATGCTTTCGCATCTACCACTTCATTTATCGATAACCCAACTGGAAGATTTACCACTGCCGAAAGAGCTGGTCACGATGTTGTTTCACTTGGAAATTGTAGTTTTGAAAGCTATACTGTTAACTTCGCTGTTGGAGAGATTCCAAGAGTCGATATTGATGGAACCGCTGAAAACATTACTTTTGATACTACTAGCTCTGGCCTTTATAATCCATCTTTAAATAAAGCTGGTGGACGCGCAGATACAGGTCAATTCATGCTTGGCACTCCTAGTACAGGTAATATGGATGTTCTTGTCCTTCGTCCAGAAGACGTAACTCTATCGTTCTCCAATGAAGAATTTGAATTTGGAGGGACCGATCTCGGAGATATGCATGTGCAGAGCGCCTCAATTGAAGTTCCTCTCTCAAGGACTCCTATTGAAGCTCTTGGTTCTGCTAAAGCTGTTGCTAAACCTTTGGATTTCCCAATTAATGTAACCATGTCTGTAAGTGCATTGCTCAAGAATATTCACGCAGGTCAAATAGACAAAATCTTGACTGGAAATGCTGGAAATGAGACAACAAATATTTCTCTTACTGTTAAAGGTGATGATGGATTGACTAAACATCAATATATCATGCAAAAAGCAGTGATGGACTCACAAGGATTTTCTCAAGGTTTAGATGATAATGAGACAATTGAATTGACATTCTCAACTCAGGTTGGAGGAGTAAATCAAACTGATCAGGGGTTCTTCTACTCTGGTATTAATGCAAGTCAGCCTGATGTATATAGTACTACTTCTGCTCAGAAATTTGGAGAAGGATTCCTATATGAAAAGAATAATACTTTAAGCCCATATTCCTCGCAAGACGGAGCTGGATCTTAATATAACTATTATACCCAGAAAAGCCTCGCAGAAATGCGGGGCTTTTTTGTGTAAACTACTATATGCCAGATAGGATTCATTCTAGTGATATTCAGCTTTTCGTAGATGATCAGCGAATTCCTTCTGTCACCTCACTCTCTATTTCATCTCCTAAGAGTGTTGTCGATATTCAAAGATTAGGGGCTTCCCATTCTGTAGACAGAATACTAACCTCAAATCAGTCTACAACACTTACCTATGATGTTAATTTAACAACTGGTGCTACTGGAATTGATCCTATTTACAGCTATCAGCATATGGAGTCGGGGTTTTTATCTACTGGTTTTTTTGAATTTAAGGCAAAAGATACTGTTGGGGTAACGACTATTTCTGGTGCATCTTTAACCTCTTATTCCATAAATGGATCTGTAGGGGCTATAGTTAAAGGATCTTCTTCTTATGAAGGAGATGGGGCTATTTTTACTGACGCTGGAGCACTAACAAGCGAATCCAATGATATTTTTGAGGGATTCTTCAGGCCAGAGGATATTGAAATAACTAGTTCTACAAATGGTGATGAGGGTTTAGATTCGGCCTCTTTAAATATACAAGATTTTTCCATCTCTGTTTCTCTTCAAAAAAATCCTGTAACTAGGTTGGGGACTAGAGTCCCTCAATATAGATATCCTCAAATGCCAGCTCAAGGGACTCTTAATTTTAATGTTTTAAAGACAGATGTTACAGGCATAAACATTTCTAGCTTGGTTTGCGAAAGCGGAGTAATCACTATAGATTTAAAGGATAGAGACAATGAAAGTGTTCTAGATTTTATTACAAGTGGCTGTTGTCTAGAATCTGTTGAGGAATCGACTTCTTTGGATGATAATACTTCTGTAAGCTTCTCTTACTATTTTCCTATAATAAAATGATTACTAGCGGAAACCTGCCAAATTATAAAAATTGTATCTACAATGTAGATATAACTATTGATTCTCCTGTTAGTGGTTTTGAGTTTTCTATTATGGAGACAGGGATAGACGGTAGTTTCAAAAGTGCGAACTTAATTACATTTTCTGGAGCGGAAGGTTACGTATTTGACCAAAGTGGTAATTTCTTTGCTGGGTATGCGAGTGGTGTACCCTTTGACCTTGAAATACATCATGATTTTCTGAACTCCACCTTCTCTTATTATAAAGATAATATTTTAATGGCCAATGGATTAGATGTGACGGGAGCTAGCATTTTGAATGGAAGGTCAAATTTACTTATGTTCACTAAACATAGGGAATCCGTACTTTCATTACAAGCTACAGGAGCTATAGGTTGATTTTTTTCTGTATATTTATATAATAATATACATGAAAGAACTATACTCGTTTGATGTCAAGAGAACCGTTGAAAAAGAGGTTCCTCATGTCAAAAAAACTAAAAATGGTCCAGTTGAAACGACTAAAAAAGTAAAAAATACTATTAAGAATAGAATTGTTTTTAGGAAGCCTTCTATTTTAGACCTTGAAGATGCCGAGTTCTTTTACGGGCAAAAATACAACGAATATATTAACGCTGGATTTTTAACTAAAGCTATGCTATCTAAGAAGCTTGGAGACATGGGCGGGCTGACTTCTAAAACATCCCAAGAAGCCATGAATCAGATTATCATTGATAACATGGAGTCTTCAAGAACTATTGAATTTTTTGCTGGTGCTAAAGATTTGTCCGAAGAGCAAGAAGAACAGCTTCAAGAAGCAAAAAAACTATTCGCGCATACCAGAGTTCAACTGCATGAATATGAAACCTCTCTAAGGTCTCAATTCAGTCAAACCGCAGATTCTAAAGCTGAAATCAAAGTTATTGAATGGCTAGTCTTAAACTTCTCTTATTTTGAAGATAGTATTAATGACAAGAAAGATTTGTTTGAGATTTTTGAAGGAGACGAATTTGAGCAAAAACGGGCGTTCTTGATCAGGCTACAGGAAGCTGAAGACGAAGACATTGAAGACGCTACATTCTTGAGGGCTAAAAAGATTTACGATGAATGTTTTGAGAAGCTGATTAGAGTAGCTAGTATTTGGTATAATAAAATGGGTAATGATCAGAAGTCTATTGATGAAGCTCTAACTGACCTGTTTGAACCTGAAGCAGAAGCTTTAGATGAACAACAAGGAGAATAAATATTCTATTGACTTATTAGACATAGTTCGTGGATACAGTGTTTTAACTAGTTCTGATTCTCAATGCTATTTTAAGCACTTTACTGTGCTTGAACTCTTAGAGTTAGATAATCTTCAAGAGATTGATATTAGTAGATCTATAAAATCAGGGATTAAGACTGAGAAAGATTTAGTTGGGACGGCTATTAAAAGAAAGTCTTGGTCAATCCAGAAAGAGGATAAAATAAAGTCTTTGGAGTGGACTGTCAAAAAATCATTAACTGCTTTAGGAAAGATTGAAGATCCTAAGCAAAGAGAATTATTCAAGAGGCAGATAGATAGTCAAGAAAAAGAACTAAAAGAAATTAGGGTTGAAAGAGCTAATATAACTTCTTATAGTGCTGAGCATTTATCTGAAGTAAAAAGAGTTAAGAGGATGTTTAAACAGTCTATTTTTATGGATATAAATTTTACAGAATCCCCAACCCAAGAACAAGAACTGGTTTTTACTACAGCAATGTTTTCAAGGTATGGAGAGCTTAATAATCGAGAATCAATCTTAAAAGCTTCTTATTTCGGAGGTTTTTTTGATTTATTCTCCGCTCAAGATGGAAATCCTTTAACTCTTTTGGGTAAGACATTTGAGGATATAACAAACTTCCAAAAGTATTTGATTGTAGTTTCCAACGGATTATTAAATAAGATTAAAAATACTAGAATCCCAGAAGAAATTTACGGAGACCCAGTAAGAATGATGAATTACGAGGAGAAAGAAGAGAAGGATACAAAGGTTTCTCATGGTATAGATGATCTAAGGCGTAAATCTCAAGCAAGAGGTGGAGAACTTAAAGCAGAGGACTTTTTAAGCGGATAGGTGTAAATTACACTATATGCCTACTAGTCTAAATGCGTCCCTAAATGTCTCCCTAAACCCGCAGAGCCTAAACGCTTCTACAAAGCAGGTCCAACAGGCTTTAGGGAGAATAACGGGACAAGCCTCAGAGTTCCAGAAATCTCTGGATGCTTCCACGGCTCGTGTCTTTGCATTCGGAGCTACTACCGCCGTTCTAAACGGAGTAACCCAATCTTTTAAAAAGTTAGTTTCTTCAACTATTGAAGTAGAAAAACGATTAATTGAAATCAACTCTATTTTTCAAGCTACTGACGCGACATTCAATAAATTTAGAAATTCAATATTTAAGGTAGCGAAAGAAACGGGCCAATCATTTGCGACCGTGGCAGATGGTGCTGCTGAATTAGCTAGGCAAGGTCTAAGCGCAGAAGAGACCGCTAAAAGACTAAAAGCATCTTTAGTCCTAACGAGAATCTCTGGATTAGATGCAGAGAAATCTGTTAAAGCCCTCACAGCTGCAATTAACGGTTTTGCATCCGCTGGATTAAACGCAAATCAAATCGTCAATAAATTGGTTGCTGTTGACACGGCTTTCGCTGTATCTGCTCAGGATTTGGCGGAGGCGTTCAGTCGCGCTGGGTCTACAGCAGAGGATGCTGGAGTTAGTTTTGATCAGCTCTTGGGGCTTGTCACAGCAGTAGAACAAAAGACTGCTAGAGGTGGAGCTGTTATTGGTAACGCATTTAAATCTATTTTTACTAGAATATCTAGAGGTAACACTATTGAAAAACTCAAAGAGTTGGGGGTTGAAATTGATGCTACTCAAACAGGTATTCAAAAACTTAATGCCTTATCAGTCGCTTTACAGAACGTATCCGATCCAACTGTAGCATCTGCAATCAAAGAACTCGCTGGTGGCGTCTTCCAAATTAACGTTGTTAGTGCTGCTTTAAAAGACTTGGGTTCTGATACTTCTATATTTGCTAGTGCAGCTAGAACCGCCTCTCAAGCCACAAATGAAGCTTTTGAAAAGAATGCAGAGTTAAGTAAATCAATATCATCTCAAATAAATGTACTTGTTCAGGGTTTAACTAGTCTTTCTGAAAAAATCGGGACAATTACTTTTGGACCTCTTCTACAAAACCTAATTGGTTTAGCTAATAAGTTTACTGAGTTTTTAGATAAAGCTCTTGATCCAGATAAGGGAAATACATTTATTAAAGGATTATTTAAAGCCATAGGTAGTTTCTTGAGTGGTCCCGCTGTAGTCATCTTCACAGCAGCTTTCGTTAAGATTTTCAAATTAGTAGCTAGGTTTGCAGGAGAAGGGTTGAAGTCATTGTTCGCCATTGGAACCCAGACAGAGCGAATTAAAAATATTGAGGGAGGGATTGTAGGTTTACTACAAAAGGATGAAAGCCTTAGGAACGCAATTACAAGCTCGACAATAACTCAAGCTCAAAAGGAACAATTAGTTTTAAATGCTATAAGGAGCGAAAACAAACTTTTGGAGCAACAAGCCCAGTTGGTGAGGCAAATTGCGACCTCTGCTGCCGCGAAAGGTGTTACTGGGTTTAGCGCTACTTCTGGAACTTTTAAGGGTCGGCGGGGCAAGCGCTATGCTTCTGGATTCATGGAGGAAGAGGCTACCGCCAGAATGCTTGGCGCTCCTGATAATGTGCAAGCTCATTTCGGCAAGGGAACGATTGGTGGTCGTAGATTTGTCATGAATGACAATGAGATAGAGATACCTAATTTTGCAGGAGGAAACTCTGCTGTTATCCCAATGTATGCAGGGGGTAATATGCCTAAATACGGAAGAGGTTTGTTGAGTCCACTTAAAAGTAGGACTGATATTACGACTAGGCAACAAGCTATAGATGCTGGGTATAGTGCAGCTGCTGCTAGCAGTAGATTCGGGGCAGCTCCAAAGATTGCCTCTACTCCAAAAATGGAAGATGTAATTCAAGTTAATCCTACTGGGTCAGCTATGCTTGTCCCGAATATAGGTCGGACCTCTAAAATAGCCAAAGGGACCAGAGGTAGATTTAAGTTCAAGGGTAAGAATATGGGGTTTGAATATGGAGCTGGATTGGGCGTTTATGGACCCAAGATTCCACAATCTGTAGATAAAGCAGCTAATCCTCAAGACGAAAGATTGAGGAAGAATATTACAAGGGGAGTCACTACAAGTGCTGCTAATTACGCTGGATCATTGAATCCTATTTTAGGTAAGCCAAAGCCCTCTCAAATTAGCAAAATGCTACAAAGACAAGGAGGGGGCAAAGGAGCACTACGAGGGGTTGTTGGAGCCGCATTTGAAGCTGCAGTTAATGTTGGCTTGGGAATAAGCCCAGCCCGAAGAGTTGACGGAGGAGACTTTGATATTAAGGGTGTAAGTGGTGAGAAGCGCAAAGATGTTAATACAATGTTTGGTGTTAAAAATCAAGCGACAAATCTTTATGATTATAAAGAGAATGCAGGAAGAGGAAGTTATTCTAGTTTTGCTAAAAAATTAGCTAATCAAGGTAGATACACTACTGTTAAAAGGCCCAAGTTTTCTAAGAAAGGTTTTGCTGGAGGCTATATGCCTAAGTTTGCTAAAGGGGCTACTGGAGGAGTTGGTGGAGGTGGCGGATTGATGATCGGTCTTTTCGCACTACAAGGAGTCTTGGGTGGTGTTACATCAAGTTACGAACAGAATAAAAGTGCTGTAGAGGCAGATACTGAAGAAAAAATACAAGCTCTAAAGCAGTCTAAAAAGAGCTATCAAGAAATAAAATCTGGCATTAAAGCCCTTAAGGAAGAAGGTAAAGTTAGAGGGGAAGCAAAGACTGCTATGGAGATTCTAGCAGAAAAAGCTATGTTAGCCGCTAACGCATTAATAACTTTAAGCACCATAAATATGGTTAGTGGAGGGGGCTTAGGTAAGGCTGGAAGTTTTTTGATGGGTAAAAGTGGAAAGGCTGCAAAGTTGACTCAAGCTCAGAATAGAGCTAGACATGCCAAAGAACTAAAACAATTTAGAAAAAACAAGGCATCAGGTATGAATCCTAGAGATGCTCAAAAAGCAGCTAAATCTACCGTAGCCAAGAGGGGGATGATGGGGACAGCTGCCAAACGACTGGGTGTGGTTGGATCGATAGGTTTCGGAGGTTATGAAGCTGGTTCAGCTTTCTTTGATAAAGATTTAGAACAATCTCAAAAAGACGAGAGATATAAGAGTGCTGCTGGCTCTACAACAGGAGCTTTGATAGGTGGACTGGCTGGTTCTTTACTTGGCCCAGTAGGTACAATTGTCGGATCGGCTGTTGGAGGATATTTAGGTGGTAAACTAGGAGACTCTGAAGGAGCAGATAGTGCTGTAGCTACTAGGAAACAGGAGTCTTTCAAAGAAGCTCAGACTTTCGGAATCTTAGATTTTAATGCATCTGATTTTCAAGCAGCTATTGAGGAAAATCTAGACGCGA